TGGGGGTGCAACAGTTTGCCGTCCTGCACGTCCTGCGCAATAGCCCGTAAAGCCCGGGAAATGACCATAGGCCGGCGCGGCGGGGCGACGGGGATAGCAGCGGCGATTGCGGCCACGAGGGCCGCCGGGGGTGTTTGGTACATTGTTGCGAGCTTACAGGAATGTGACCGGCGTCTCAAATCTGGGGGTGTTCCGGGAATTCGAGAAAATGTGACGCACGTCTAGACATGACCTGACATTGGTGTCAGAATGGCACCCATGAACAGCAACCGCTACGCCCGCAAGACGAAGCGCCCCGCGAGTGACGCCGTAGCCGCTGCGAACTGCCGCGCGCTACTGGCCTCGCTCTCGACTGCGGGCCGTGTCGACCGGGAACAGTTCATAGCCGAGATGCAATCTCGCAGCATGGAACAGATCGGCCGACCGTTAGAGGCGAAGCAGGTTCGTCTACTCACACAAATCGTTGACGCATATGAGGATGAACAGAAATGAAATACGCTGCTGTACTACAACGCTCCGGCCCGCACCGGACTTTTTGGGACGTGGTCGATAAAGACGCCGGCCTAAATCTGCATGCATTTCCGAATGTCACCATCGCATCGTGCCGCGAGGAATCGCATGCTCAGCGAATCTGTGACATGATGAACGGCGAGGGTTGGGCCGCGGCTGCGCGCGATAACATCCGGTTGCAGACCGAGCGTGACGTCGCCCAACGCCATATGCAAACGTGGCAGGACAAATGCACGGCGTTGATGGCGGAACGTGATGAGGCACGCAAGGATTGTGCCGCTATATATGCACAACGCGCGCAGATTTCCGAAGACTACCGGGCGTTGCTCAACAAGGCCAACGGCGATCGTGATGCTCGGCAAAGAGAGGCCAAGCGTGCTCGCGATGAAATCGCCATCCTGAAAGGACAACGCGACGCGCATGTGTGCGTACCCTCGCCGACCGACGACATGCAGAAAATAACAGCGCGATTGCTACTTGAATTCGCAGCCGCGATGTACGCCGATGCCCCGAGCCGTTCCCGCCTGCAAGATGCGATTAGAGATATGCGGAGCGTGCTATGAAATCCGAATACGACGCGAATCAATGGCTATCGATTGTCGACCCGCTCGAGGAAACGCAGCGCATGCCGATCGCCGACCGTCGGTATCGGCAGCGCGAGGCGGCCGGACAGCACGTATGCAACGCGGTCGCCGATGAAGTGCAACGGCAGCTTGATGCGCAAGTCGACGGATTGGTATGTCAAGCAGCCCGCGCCAACATATCCGGCTGGATACGGGATTTCCGCGACGGCGACCGACGGCACACGCTGACCGTTCACGAGATCGCGCAGCAAGGAGGATTTTCTGATGGCACGGATTGACCGATTCTGCAACTGGGCCGCGGTCGCGCTGTTCGTCGTTTGGCTGTGGTACGCGTTCGTATGAACATACGTTGTTGTGTTTGCCGAGATTGGGCCATCATGATCGTGTGGAACAACGGATGGTACAAACCATCATGCCTCACGTGTTGGCCGCTGATCGACATACCGAAAGACGTGCGTAATCATCCCGTTAATGGCGTGACAGCGGCGGCCCGGTTATCTCGTTAGAAGAAAACGACAACGTATAGCTACCACGGAGACTGACCCATGCACATTTTCATGCTGATTCTGATGATCGCCGGCCAACCCGAGCGAGCCGGCGCGTTCTGCGAGACCTACAAGCAATGCTCGGATCTCGGCGAGGCCGCACAGGCCACGTACCTGAAGCAGTTCCACAAGACGCCGGACGCGTTCTCGTACCGAGTGCTGCCGGTCGTCGTGGTGCCGGAGCCGTCCACGTGAGCACGACCGATCTCGGAATGACCGAACGTCGATTTTATCAGATCAACAAACGACGCGAGGCGCCGTACGTTCAATATTGGGGAGTCAAGAAACACGAACGACCGGGCGCCCGCGGCGGGTTTCTGATGGCGGGCCAAGATTACTCTGTGTCGGACTACGCTGACGTGCTTGCGTGGCTCGCCGATCGCGCCGCCGGCTACGCAGAATCAGACGCTCGCTTCCGTGGCGCTCTCCGTTGAACGCCTATAGCGTTACCGTCGGCCTCGCGTGCATCCGGCATACCTACGTGATCCAGGCTCGCAACCTAGACGAGGCGGCCTACAAGACGCGCATATGGGACGTGGTGACGATCGTTCGTATCGGGCGGCCGGTATGACCCAATGTGACAACCTATGGTGCGACTGTTACGACACGCAACGTCAGCGACTCCACATGACCCCTCGCGAGCAAGCGGAGCACGACGAGGTTATACGGACGCGACAGGCCCTATGCGACCACGTGTTCGCCCGCGGTGTCGTCGATCTCGAGGCGCACTGTGTCCATTGTGGGTTACCGCAGTCGAAGGTTTACGCGCCGTGAGCCGTGGACGTGACGCGGCGATGAACAGAGCCGTGGCGATCATGCGAGGCGTCAACGCGGTTATGGTGTGGCTCGTGTTCGCCGAGCTGGTCGTGTGGTTCTTGCTGGACAGAATTTGACGCGGTCCGAGCGTGGGCATACCACCACCGGGAGGAGTAGACCCGAATATGCCCCGCCGGACGCGCGGCAGTTCAAGGGAATACTGCGAACCGACGCCAGCGTATCACGCGGCCCGCGGTCGTAGCAACAGCTCAACAGCCTGCGCCCGCGCGTAGTCGGCCGCAATCGCAAGTTCGCAGTGGTTCGCTTCGATACGATTCAAGAACCAACGGCCGATCACGATAGCCCATATGGGCGGCGTCTCGAGCCGTAGCGCGAGGCCACATTCAGCTGAAATCGTGATGTCGTACTGCCGCCAGATCCAGCCGGCGACGGCGATATCAAGCACACGTGCGACCGTGACCGCATATCCGCGATTGAACTGACCGGGCGTCGGGCTCACGTGGGGCGGCCGTCGTCCGGCCCTTCGCGCCGCTCGGCCTCGGCAATGAATTTCTCCGCGAGCGCGAACGCACGCGCGATCCGGTGCGGTATCTGTGATTCAGGGCCGAGACCGATCGATGAGACATCCGCCAACAACAGCCGCTCAGCGGTGTCGATCAGGCGGCCAACGCTACGACCCCTCATGTGCCCTGCACCCGTAGGCGTTCGGCCGTGAGTCGCGCTGTCTCGGTCGTGCAGGGCGCACACTCGCAGGCGAACGAGTGAGGATGCGTATCAACGGGCGGCTCATCGCTCGGAGCCGGGGGCGCGGGCTTGCGCGCGAAGGGATTCAACGAGGCTGCGAGTTTTCTGAGCATGGCGGCGATTCTACTGCGGGCCGCTGACCATGGCAAGCAACGCTCCCATGTTGTTCATCGACGACTTCCGAGGCGCCGTGGTCATCAGCGCTGCGTCGGCTATGTCGGGGCTCGCCACGTCATCAGGCGCCTTGTCGATTTGAATCTTACCCGTCAACGTTTCCTTGACCGTGGCTTGGGAGAGCTGCGAGACGAGCAAGTCACGCAGGCTGGGCTTACCGTCCTCGTTGGCGAGATCCCCCGCGATGCAGATAATTCGGCTCACATCATACGGCTTGCCGTTGCGCGCTTTCCAGGCGTTGAAGAATCCCAGCCGGCCCTCGTACCAGGTTTGCGCCTTGCGGTTGGCGAACAGATCCTTGGCCTTGCGCTTCGTGCCCGGGACGATCGACTCGGGTCGTACGACGGCCTCTGAGCCGCGGTACGGGTGCGTGCCGATCGTGCCGGCCGCGAAATACTCGGCAGGCTTGGGCGATTTCATTTTGGCCTGCGCCTCGCCACGTGCCTCGTTGATGAGTCGCGCGTCGCTGTGCACGGCCGCGCCGCCCATGCCATCCGCGTCATAATCGAACGCCGGGATGCCGTGCGCCTCACAGATCGCCATGGCCCGCTGCACGCTGTAGCCCGTGTCGCTGCCCTTGCCGGACCACTGCGCGGCGAATTTCATCTTGCGGCCCTTCGTGAGCACGATCGCGTTCTTGTCGTTGCCGCGGTCCGCGATGTCAAGCGCTGCACGCCACGCGCCACCCTCGAGATCCAGCCCGAGGAATTTGTCGATGTCGATCGCAGCCTGCACCCACTGCGAGGGGATGCACACGCCCTCGAGCGACGCGGCGAAATCGCAGTCTATTTCCTGCTTGACGACGATCTCGTCTAGCTCGGCGCACTGCTGCTCATACCACGTAAGCCCCTCGGCGTTGCGCTTGCCGTCGTTCTTGCGTGGGTCGTCGCGCCACGTGAAATCAAACCGACGGATGGCGGGATTATGAGCGCGCGTGTAGAAACTGTTCGCCATGCCGTTGACGCTGGACATGTCGATACGGCATTTCGTATTCGCTGACAGGTTCTTATCGATGATCTTGGGGTGCTCGAAATGCGCCGCCTCATCAACGATGTAGATTGCCTTACGGCCGCCGCGTCCCGCTTGGTCTCCGGCCTCACCCGTGATCGATGAGCCGGTCAGCGGGAAACTGACGCGCTTGTCAGCGCTGCACGTGTCGAGATTAAATCCCCCGTTGAACTCGACTGGTAGGTGCTCGAGGAATGAACGGACCTTGTGGAACAACGTGTCAGGGTCGCCGCTGCGATCAATCTTGATCTCGACCGCTGAGCCGACGCCGGCCGCGAATCCGTTACGAAATATGCAGAGCGCACAGAGGAGGGCCATGGCGACCCACGAGGCACCCACGTCACGTGACTTGACGACGACGCCCGGCTTGCTGTCGGCCCAACACGCGATCATCCATCGAATCATTTCGCGCTGCTTGGGGAACAAGGCGAACGCGATGACCGGGTTGCGCCCCTCGTTCAAGATGCGAGGGTCAATGGTGTATCCCCAATCGTTGATGAAATCCGCGAGGGTATCAGCGCTCCGCGAGTAGTAACGTTTGACCCACGCGATTTTGTCCGCAGATCGCAAGTTCAATTCGTCCCGCCTGAGCCATGAGAGGCAGTCCTCACGTGCCTGCATCGTCTCGGCGCCCGGGCCGAATATGTCCCGTAGCTCGAGCCGGCGCGTGGCGTAGGCACTTACCATAACACGTTCATCAGGACCGACGGAGAGCCACCGTACGCGGCGTTCGTCAATAGGGGTGCGTAGGACCTCTTCAAACAGCGTCCGGGCAGCCGGCGGCCTGTGCATCGCCCGATAGGCCCTTTCGGCTATCGCCTCGCTCGAGGGGATTACCGCAGACGGCTCAGCAGACACAGCAACCCTCCCAGCACGGCGAACGGGGCAAGTAGGACGAGGGCCGTCACGAGCCGAACGCATCGAACAGTTTGAGCGCCTCGTTCGGGTCGGCGTCACGCGCGATCGGCACGGCCACGTTGGCATTGAGGTTCATGCTGCGCGTGACATAAGCCGACTGCAGTTTGTTGAGCATCTCAGCCGCTGCCAGCTGATCGTGCATGAGAACCTCGATTTCACCCTTGGCGTTTTGCTTGCATCCCTTGAACAGTGCTCGGCCCTCGGGGCTCAGCTGATCGGACGGCGTCAAGATGACGTGCGTATAGCCCTTCCCTTTGCAATGCTGACATCCGTGTCGAGGCTGTGTAGGGTCGGGCGGCCCTGGACGCGGCGCCTCAGGGTCGAATACTGCCGAGGCGAAGTGAGCCGTATACGCTGCGGCGATATCAGCATCAGTCCAGCACAAATCACAGGGGTCCCGCACGGTGCGCGTCAGCTCATTCGGGTCAGCCGTGATGATAAGCCGGAGCCATGCCATACGCTCGGCCACGGTACTTGCGGCGCGCTCCGTTGCATGCACGCGCAGCTCAGCGATGCGAGCGCGCACGTGGGGCAGCCGATTAAGATCCTGAATCTGATTCGACTGGCTCATCGCTGTAGACGCATTGAGGCCCGCCGTGCGGAACGCTTGCGCGTAGCTCATGCCCTCGGCCACGCATCGGGCGTACGCCTCTTGGCGTCGCGTCAGCAACGGGATGGGCGGCAGCGGCGGGGCGGCCACGGTAGTGGTTGGTAGTGGGTTTACCATACAGACCAGTCTACCTATTCAATCGGAAACTACAACCAGACCGATCTGTCTACTAATATTGTTTAGTGTTAATTGTTGGATCTGCAAAATCCTATATTGGGGACGCGAGACTTTTTAGTTTATAGTGTAGTATCTAATAGGTAGAATGTATGATACATTTCACAACAGTTAGCACTAAAAAACCCTCAACCACCAACATAGGATTTTTAAACTTGAACAACAAAACTATCTTAACTCGCGATCAAGCCGAAGCCGGACGGCTGAAACGCTATTTCACGGGTACCACATGCCGCCGAGGGCATTTGGCCGAGCGCTATACGAGCAATGGGGCTTGCGTTCGTTGCCTGCTCCGCACCGTCGCAGATGAGCCTAAACCG